TAACTAAAGCTGAAAAATTAAAAAAAGATACTACTGCAATTGAAGAACAAATCGGAAAAGAAACTGCTGACATTCAAAAAAAATATGCGCTTAAAAAAATAGAAGACGCAAAGAATGAACGTGACGCAAAGATTCAATTTGCAAGTGATATAAATGAAGGTATCGGGCAACTTGGAAAAATATTCATAAACGATCAAAAGAAACTTGAGAAGTTCCAAAAGGCAACCGCTTTAGTTCAAATCGCAATCGATACTGCAAAGGCTATTAGTTCACTCGTTGCAATGTCAAGTGCAAATCCATTAAATGCTGTTACGGGGGGAGCTGCAGGGATTGCTCAATACGCTTCCGGTATCGTTCAGATATTAACTAACGTAGCAAAAGCAAAAGCTTTGTTAAGTAATCCAAGTGCTTCGGCTTCGGGTGGCGGTGGCGGTACTTCAGCAAGTCCGACAAGTTCGTCAAGTGTTACGCCTACAGTTCAAATGTTTGGGCAAGGGAATAACGCTAATAACTTAACAAGCGCACAAACGGGCGGTCAACAAATACAAATCCAAGCGGTTGTATCTGAGACTGAAATAACAGCGACACAAAATAAAATGAAAATAATTGATTTAGGTTCTACATTATGACAAGCTACACAACATTACTAAATAAGATTGACGCATTTTGTCAACAACATTTGCAGATTAAAAAGAACGCTGGGGAGTTTAGAGAACAGATGCCTAACTTCAGTACAATGGATGAAAAGTATCCGCTTGTTTTTTACGTTCCTATTAGTCAAACGATGGGCGAAAACACGAATATTTTTGCAATGGATATTTTTTGCGTAGACATCATTCAAAAAGACCGTGCAAATATCAACACTATTTTAAGCGATACGAACTTAATTTTAAATGACTTATATTTGTACTTTAGTCAAGGTTCAGATTTAAGCATTGATGCTCAAGTTCCAACGCTAACTCCGGTCAATAACTTTGATTTAGATTACGTAGCAGGATGGCAAATGAGTATCACGTTTGAAGTTGATCAATATTGTGTTGAAGACATACCATTTGAAATAGGAGATTAAACATGGCAACATTCAAAGTAAAATACGCTACACGTAACAAGTTAGCAAGGTCATTACAGCAGGAAATTAGATCGCTTGGATTGGTCGACACGGGTGCGTTGTACGAATCTGTTAGGATTTCAGCAATGACGGGAACTGAATTAAACGTAATCAACATGACGATAAACGCTATGTTTTATTATTTGTTTTTAGATGAGGGAACGAGTAGAGGCATACCACCTTATTCGATAACTGATAATTGGTTAAGACGAAATGATGTACAACAAATACTTGCTGAAATAACTCAAGAATACATTGCATGGCAGTTTGAAAAATACCCACTTTTGGAAATGGCTAAAATACTTAACAATCCGAAAGTTAGTATTCAGTTCAATTGGATTGACAGTCCTTACCCGAACTTGCCAACCGCACCAATGACGCCTTTCTAAATACCGAAAGTTCGTTTCATTGAAAGCATATTAAACACCAGGATAAGAGGTAGGTCAGTCATTTGATCTACCTTTGTCAAATCACCACCACACAAATCGTAGATTAATCGTTCCCAACTGAAAGCATTAAGCTTCTTTTCTTCTTCTTCGGCTCGTAAGTCTTCGCTATCCATTTCAACTTCTTCGTTTTCATCACTTTCAACAATAGGGTTAAATAGATTCTCGTATGTATTGTAAAAGTTTTCTTTGAATTTAACGAATCCAACAACCGCACCAAAGCAATCATTGATTAAAACGTCACTAAATAACTCTTTTCTTTGATCTAAGTTAAACCTTAAAGGCTCAAAAACACGGTTACCCCATTCATCATGATTAGAATATCGGTATAAAATGCTTAAAATCTTGTCAAAGTTTTCTGCTTCGTTTTCAAATAGGTAGTTTAAGTCAATAAATTCACCTAAAGTGTAGGAAGTTTTTAAGGTTAATCCCTTAATTTCATTTTTATGTTTGAGTGTAGGTGTTGTTTTATACCAAGAATATTGTTTTGTGAAATCACGAAATTCATTAATGTCCATTTCGTTTAGTTCTTCGGTATCAATATCTGCTATAATAGACAGTCTTTCGATTTCAGCATCAAAGTTAGAATCAAAGGGGACTTTATCCAATCCCCTTAATTCCATGTAAGTTGCTACAGTGATATTACTCCACGCTTTCATCCTGGATTTCTTCAGCTGTTTCAGTTAATTTTTTTGCAACGTGCCAAACAACCGGTAGTGCGATGTTTGCTTTCAACTCACTAAACAATTTTGCTTTGTGTTTGATGTGTGCTGAATCGTAATGTTCTGCATTTGTCAAATCAGTACGTTTGTAAATTACAGCCAACATATCTGAAATGTAGATGTAAGGTTTTTCCGACACTGCTTTTTCAATTTTCTTTAAGTCCTTAATTGAAATCTTAAATTCAGTTTCGTAAGCCTTGTAAGTGTACCCGTCAATTTCCAAAGTTTGCACAATTTCCGTATCCTTACTTTCAGCAGAATTAAACTCTTTAATTAACTCCTTAAATTCGTTAAAATCCAATTCGTCAATTTCAGATTCGATTGCTCCTAAGCTTTCAAAGATTTGATACCACTTTTCAATTGGTTCGATTTGTTGCGCTAAAATTTCATTTAGCTTTGCAAATTGTTTTACTGTTAACTCACTTGTCAAGTTAGGCAGTTCTTTAGATCCTAATTTTATCATGTATAATTTTTTTCCAAATATACAAATTTTTGAACATAATAGTTCTATTTAACATAATAGTGCATGAATGATTTACCATTATTTAAAATAACAATCGACCCTGAATATTCTGAAGGGCAAGATTTGGGGATTGAAATGATTGCTTTCACTTCAAAACCTGCTGTTAAAGTAAAAGGTATGGCGTTCAATTCTCAAGAAAAACTTTACTTCGCAGATAACACAAAGATGCGTATTGTTGCACCGGCAATGATACCAATGGATATTTATAGAAATGACGAAGGTGATGAATACTTCGTTTCTTTTACTGCTGAAGAAATTGAAAAGATACATTCAAAGTTCATGTCTAACTTATCCAATAAGGATGTGTTTAACATTGAGCATGATGCGGAAAATAAAGTTCCGGCATACATTCTTGAAGCATGGATAGTTGAAGACCCAAACACGGACAAAGCTAAAGCATACGGAATTGACGTACCAAAAGGTACTTTAATGTTGACCGCTCAAGTAACTGACGAAACTTATTACAACGAACTTGTTTCTAACGGGCAAGTAGGTTTTTCAATTGAAGGTTTCTTAGGAATGAAATTGAGCGAAATCGAGCAACAATTTAAAACAAATATAAACATGATGTTACCAGATGGAGAACATTTAATCGAAGGTAAAATCTACGTTGTAAAAGACGGAGCTATTATCGAGGTATTAGATGCACCAACCGAAGAGGTTGTGATGGAAACTGAAGTAGTTGAAGAAGAAGTAACTGAAGACGTTGAAATGTCGGAAGAAGTAGTTGAAGAAGAAGTTGTAGCTGAAGAAGTTGCAATGGCTGTAGATCCAACAACTGACGCTGAAGCAGTTTTAGCTATCGTTACGCCTTTGATTGACGAAAAAGTAAACGAATTATTGCAAGTTATTGCAGAATTAAAAAACATGGTTGAAGCGAAACCTGAAGAAGAAATTGAAGTTGAATTAAGTGAGACTAAACTTTCTGTACACGAACGCTTTTCAAAATTTGTAGAATCTAATAAATAAAAAAAAGATGAATCGTAAATTAAAATTTGACTTGGATATCGAAACAAACGCATTGTTGTGTCCAAATCCTAACGAGTTCTATTCTCGTGCTTACATTACTGAAGACGTAGTTGATAACTACCGTACTTTACCAGGTATCAAATCTGCTACTAAATTAGCAAACGTTACTTTTGATGACTTATTGAAAGCATCAACTTGTAGCTTTACAGCACCTAACGATAGTTTAGATGCAGTTGACATTGACGTATGTGCATTGTCTGCAATGGCTCAAATCTGTCAGTTCGACATCGAGCAATCATTCTTGTCTTTACAAATGGCTCAAGGGTCAAACGGAGACTTCACAGTTGCTTCTTTCATGAACTACTATTGGAATGAAATGTCTTTGAAAATTCAAGAAGAAGTTGAATTGATCCGTTGGCAAGGTGACACAACAAGTGAAGACGATGTTCTTGCTTTGTGTGATGGTTACTTAAAAGGATTGTTGGCAGATGCTACAGTTATCGATGTTAACAACACTACAGTTACAGTTGCAAATGTATTAGCTGAAATGACTAAAGTTGTTGTTGCTTTACCTGCACGTGTTCAACGTAGAAAATCAGACTTACGTTTTTACGTTTCTTCTAACGTTGCTACTGCATACGAAATCGCAGCTGCTTCAGGAAACACTCAAACATACGTTACTACTCCATTGGCTTTAACTTTCTTGGGAATCAAATTAGTTGTTGCTGAAGGTTTACCTAACGACACAATGGTGTTAACACGTAAAGAAAACTTGATCTACGCATTTGATGCTGAAGGTGATGCTAAAGCATTGAAAGCAGTTAACTTGTCTGACACAGTTGCTGAGCCTTACTTACGTACACGTGCTAACTTGAAAGTTGGATTCAAACACGTTAACGGTGGTGAAATCGTTCTTTACTCTTAAGAATAAATATTAACTTAAAAAATGGGAGGGCGGTTAATTCTTCCCTCCTTTTTTTATAAAATTTTAAACCATGGCATGTACAACAATTACAGCAATCACAAAATCTTGTGATAACAATATCGGAGGTATTACTGCTATCTACATCAATGATATGGATAACATTTCTTCGACTACTGAAGATACAGCTACATGGATGATTGATGCACAAACAGCGTCACCGTCTTATGAAGTTTTCGAATTCCGCAGAAACACGGGTAACTTTACAGAAGAATCTGCTATTGACTTAGCAAATGGTTCGTCTTTTGTTACTGCAACAATCACATTAATGTTCCACCGTAGAGAAGCTTCAAAATCAAAAGCAATTAAAATTCTTGGTGAAGGACAAAGAGACCTTGCAATTATCGTTAAAGATGCAAACGGTAAATATTGGTATTTCCCATATGCTCAATTAACAGCAACTGCAGAAGGTTCAGGAACTGCTAAAGCAGATGGTTCTAAATATTCAGTTACTTTCGTAGCAGAAAACGAATTTTTGGCAAAAGAAGTTGATCCAACAATTATCGCTGGATTGATTTCTTAATCTTACTTTGTAAATAAAAAGGGGTGCTTTAATTAGTATCCCTTTTTTTATTGTTTGAACTTTTTTAACTTTATTTCATTATAGTCATGATTTACATTGAAAAAGATATTTTAAACACTATCGTTTTGACACTAACGGAAAATAGTACTTTGTCAAATCCTTATTACATTTTCAAGTTTGAGAATGAATTTAATACAGCAACCGAACCGATTTACTTTTATTCACCTGACACTTCAACTTCAAAACCACGTTACAATAAATTTGAGTTAGAAGAAGGCGAAGATTTAACATTAATTATCGGTCAATATAAATACGAAGTTTTCGAAAGTGCAACCGTTCCAAATTTAAGTTTACCAAATCCGGTATCGGGTTTACACTTAGTTGAAGAAGGTCGCATGGTAGTTGATGGAGTTTTAACAAATAGTATATACGAATGAAATTTTTAGGATTTAATATCGGAAAAGAAAAAGGACTTGAGGTTAAAGAAGGTTACCAATCTTTTTCAAGCCCATTCATGAACGTTGGTGAAGGTAATTTGTCGCTTCCTTACGTTAATCCAAGACAACAAACAAACGGATACATTCGCTTTGGTGCGGATAACCTTTACCCGCAATTAATTAATCAACTTTATTACACTTCACCTTTGCATAGTGCAATTATTGACTTTAAAGTTAACGCTACTATTGGTGGTGGTTATGAATTAAAGGTTGATAAAACAGCTTCAGCAATGGAGAAAGTAGAGG